ATATCAGTTACGTTTATATTGAAGAAAAACTCAGGACTAATTGTTGCTAATTGATTTGTAAAATCGTAAGTGGCGAAGATTTTCGCATCTCCGTCAGTCAATTGTATACTTGAAATGAGACACGAACCTGCAGTATTAATAACTCCGGACAGGATCCACTGACCGGTATAATTGAAAGTAATTGTTGGAGCTAAACTAGTCACACCTTCTCCGTTGTACAAAAAATAAGCAAGATTGAATGGAAACTGGTTTCCTATCAAGTTATTATAATTTGGCGGAGGACTGTATCTTGAACTTCCAAAATAACCATCTATAGGTTGTATGGAAATGTACGAACCTGGTCCTATTGCGTTACGTACAAAAAAGTACCAGTTTTGAGTAACGTCTGTTACGTAAATAGGGAGTGCCGTTGATACAAGATAATTTGACGATACAGGAATGCGATTAAGTGTCCAAAAATTGGGAGATGACGGTGGACCATCACCCGTGTCCGAACCTACCTGAAAAGTACATCCAACTCCTACAAAAGAAACACGTATCATGTATGCCCCTGTCTGTGTGATGTTTATGCGACCCCCGGGAGTCACGGTATAAGCTGCAGGTGTGTCGGCGTTTGCCCACACGAGTCCTCCGGGACTGAGTTGTGAAAGATTTACAAAACCTTCGGGATCAATTTGTTGATTTAATTTTAAGAAAATTCCAGAAAGAGTATTGACGGGTAACCCTATTGCTCTTGACCAGCCCGCCTGTTCAAGTGTAAAATCGGGTATGACCGTTCCATTGGTTCCTTTATAAATAAGACCTCCTTCACCATCAGTCGCTGTGTAATTCTTAGGATCAAAACCCCAAAATACTGCACTGCTTGTCAAGTTTGTTGCAAATGCAGGATCAGTTACTACAACTGTAGATGCCGTAAAAATAAACTTTTCCAAGTTTGGGTCGTAAGCCACTCCCGGAATTGATGATGCCCATGTAGCAAAACTATTTGAAGAATAGTATTGTTGAGCAAAAGGAATTGTAGCCGATCGATTATAGCTATCAATTTGTACAAATGGAATAAAGTTTGCGTCTGGTTTGGTATTCCAGAACCAATCTTGACCATATTCAGCGAGGGGTGGCAACGTGAGCTTGAGCGTCGTCGCTCGTATGAGATCACCTTTGACAGGTATACGAACAATGTTATTTTGACCGGCAACCACGCCATTTCCTTCAAAAGGAACTTCAAAAGCTTCAAGGACAAATGGGGTGTGACTTTTGTAAACTGCCGAATAGTATGTTACTGTCGGACTTCCAGTGAGGTACACGTCCTGTTGTCCAAGTGCAGCCAACTGGATGAATCCAGATGACATATCTATTATTTGCTTAGAATTTTGTAGGACCGCGCTCCCCGCACATGTCCTTTTTATTACGTGAATATAGGAATGACGCTCAACCTCAGGAAGTTTGACCCAAGCACCATGGGGGACGACAAAGTCTGCATCTTCATAGGAAAGCGTGGAACCGGAAAGTCTACACTCGTGACTGATATTCTATGGTACAAGAGACATTTGCCTGCTGGAATAGCAATGTCTGGTACGGAAGATGGAAACGGACATTACAAGCAATTTATCCCTGATATATTCGTTTATTCTGATTATAACCAAGGAGCACTCGAGAAACTCATAGAGCGTCAGAAAAAGCTCACGCAGCAAGGAAGAGCCAGTCCGGTGTTTGTGCTTATGGACGACTGCATGTATGATCGTGCATTTATGCGTGATACTGCGGTTCGCCAGCTCTTTATGAACGGTCGTCACTGGAAAGTCTTCTTTATGATGACCACACAGTATGTCATGGACATGACTCCTATGATTCGAACCAATGTAGATTACGTTTTTGCCCTACGAGACAACGTACGGCAGAATCGTGAGAATCTTTACAAAGCATTCTTTGGGGTATTTCCAAATTATGACACGTTTTCACAGGTTATGGATTCGTGTACTGAGAATTACGAATGTCTGGTCCTTGATAACACATCAAAATCGAACAAGATATCAGATTGTGTGTTTTGGTACAAGGCTCCTATCCGCAAAAACTTCAGGGTGGGTTCTCCTGCATTCTGGCAATATCATCAGGCGCATTACAATCCCAGGCACATAGGTCAACGTGGAGCCGATCCAACCGTCAAGAGACGAGGAGGAAACGTAGTTGTGAAAAAGGGCGCGTAGACTTTTGAATTGAAAATTCACAGCGAATATCAATGGATACGTATGATCCTAGCAGTGAGTCGACTCCTATATCTCTAGTAACAGTCGAAGAAATTCCATCTCAAGAAACCAAAAAGACAGTCCCAACCGGGCTTTTGCGCCAAGAAAAAAACGTTGTAGAAGATCAAATGGCAGACTTTTCGAGTCCTATTGAAGAACTTGGTCCCGGTCCAGGACAGATGATGCAAAACGAAGTTATGGGTCCTCCTACGCCACTCGTCCCAGGTCCTGTTCCTCGTGCATCAAAGAAAAAGTCGGCACCTGCGAGCCAGAACCCATTCGGTCTAACTGATGAACAGTTTACTGCTTTGATTGCTGGCGTCTCAGCAATCATCGCATACTCAGGACCGGTTCAGGGAAAGCTCAGCACGACTATTCCAAAGTTTCTGAACGACTCTGGGAAGCAGACGCTGACTGGCATGGTTGTTACCGCTCTGGTGGCTGCAATCGTCTTTTACTTTGCAAAGCAGTTCCTCAAGGATCGGGTATAACGTCACCACAATAATTCTTTGTTCCGTTTCTTGAATAAATTCCATTCTGAATTGCAATTTCCTTAATCTTTTTAAAGTTATCCCAAAATCCTGTTGAATGATCGTATTCACTCACAGTCATGTGTGCAAGCTCATGAAGAAGCACATATGTAGCGGAATTCACATCGTCTCCATCAAGACAGATGTAAATTTCATACCCTTTATTCACGTTGGAACCTATAACACCATCACGCTTCCCACTCATGCCCGTTATTATGGCTGGTTTCAAAACAGGTATCCACATGGGGTCTCCACTTGCCCTGAGAACATCCAGAGTCTTCCAGTAGTTCACCTTGAGGTTATCGAGCATTGGATTGTCCGTGAAGAATGCCACTATTATGATCCAGATGATCACTAACGGGATGAGTCTCCACATTCCTATCATTACGAAAGACAAATTTTGTATACATGTCTGAAATTAATCCATTTGGGAAAATCATCATTGGCTCCCATGAAATAATTTTGAATTTTAAATTTTGTAAATTGTAAATTAATTTTTCCCCATCCATCATTGGTTCATCACGGAATTCATTTTGGTAAAAGGGTCCATCAATTAATTTTACCCTTGCGTGATGCGAAAAATTTTCAATTATATTTCCAAGGGAATCTTTAAAAATTCCTGAAGGAGAACACAAAGTTTCAATCCGAATCTTCTCTGGGGCGATCCCGATCAAGAGTCCACCCGGACGCACCGCTCGTGAAATTGCTTCGAGAGATTCATGCAAAGTTTTTTCATCCGAAAATATGTAATGTATCGAAAAGTTATAACACACAATGTCCCATGGACCTTTGGTGACCGCATGTCTTATGTCCCCAATTCCCAAAAAAGAAATGTCTAAATTAATTTCCTTGGCTCGTCTCTGAGCCTCTTTGATTGAGGCTTCATCCGGGTCGATCGCATCGACCCGGGCATTCACCGCCTTCCATTTCTGGAGGTCACCTCCCCGCCCGCATCCACAATCAAGGACGTGAGAACCTTTCGGAACCCATTGTTGAATGAATTCACGTTTGAATTTGTTGTGCAACTTTCTCAGTTGCTCCATTTGGCTTAAAAAGAAAGCGCGTCATGCTTTTATATGGCTATGCTCGAAGCTGATCTGACGTGTATCCCCGGGCAATACTTTGCATGCATCTCACTGGTTGGACCAGACCTCCCTCAGAAGAATGACAAGTTTGGACTCAAGATTCGAGGGTGTTTTTCGACCCGTGAGGAGGCTTCAACCCACGCAAAGCGTCTGCAGCGCGAGGATGCCACCTTTGACATTTACGTGGTGGACATGTACAAGTGGCTTTTGATTCCTCCAGATCGCGATCACATTGACGACGTTCACTACCAGGATGCCAAGCTCGAGGAGATTATGGTAAAGTATCGTGAGAACCAGTCACAGGCTGCTTCCATGTTCGAGAAGCGCAAGCGTGACATGATGGCCAAGCCTGGTCCCGGAGAGTTTCCGTACATTGACCCTGCCGATGAGAACAGCAAGTACTACACCAAGCCGGACGTTCCACCAATTCCTCACCCGGCGGATCTGCTCGAGGATCTGAAGAAGGAGTTTCCAGACGCTGCTATGGACGAGCTGGTTGCAAAGGCTGATATCCGCGTTGCAGCAGAGGTTCTGCGCCGTCGTGAGGTGGCTGCAGCCGAGGCAGCGAGCAGCGCGCCTGCCATTGACTTTACACCTTCCCCAGCTGCTCTCGAGGAGGATGTCCCTCAGGTCCAGTAAATAATCGTAATAAATAATAGAAATGATATTCGCGATAATAGGAGTGATAATTGTCATGGTACTTTTGTACCTTGCAATTGTTGGTTTTGTTCCCGCGCCAGCTAAAATATCTCAACCTGTAAGTGCGTACGACAACCAGTTTGAGGTATTTAGAGATATGCAGCCCGATTCACAAAATCGGGACAATCAATGGATAGGTTTTCTTCAGGAGGACATCCGGAGGAACCGGACGGGTCCTATAGGAGACTTTATAGGGGCAGATTCGCCATCGGGGAATGCCAAACTTTACAATTTTTGAACAATAATTGGGCGCATACTTACAACAATTACACCGATAACGATACCAATAAGTAGAATAGTCAACGGGTTTATATTTTTAAGGAATCCTCCTTCGGGTTGAGCGACGATTGGTTGCGGGAGTGACCACTCTTCCTC